CGTCTACGCTGCGGATGAGAGTTGCGAGTTAGATGACCGTGACGCTTGGGTAGCCGCGAACCCCGCGCTGGGCAAGTTCCGCAGCTTGCCCGAGTTCGAGGAGCAGGCGGAGCGTGCGATGCGAATGCCCAGCTTCGAGCCGACGTTCCGCAACCTTGGGCTCAACCAACGGGTGGAACTCTTCTCCCCCTTCAGCAGCAAGGGCATTTGGGTACTGAATAGCATGGAGGCGGATGCTTCAGCGTTCTACGAGGGGGAGGTCTACGGAGGGCTCGACCTGTCGGGCAAGGTGGACTTGACGGCGCTGGTGCTTGTGGTGTTCAAGGCTGGGAAGTGGCATGTGAAGAGCTACTTCTGGACTCCGGAGAAGGGACTGAAAGAGCGCGCCCGCCAGAGCAAGACCCCGTTGGAGACATGGGTGAAGCAGGGATTTCTCAAGGTCGTCCCTGGTGCGAGTATCGATTACGAGTACGTGGCGAAGGACGTGGTTGAAATTTTGGATGGGATGAAGGTGAAGGCACTCGCCTTTGACCGCTGGCGCATTGATCTGTTGAAGAAAGAGTTGGAGGAGATCGGGCACGCTGACGTACCACTCGTTTCTTTTGGTCAGGGCTTTCAATCCATGTCCCCCGCGTTGGAGACTCTGGAGAGTGCGCTGTTGAACGAGCAGGTTGCGCACTCCGGGCACCCGGTGCTGACGATGTGCGCGAATAACGCTCGGGTTGAGACTGACGCAGCGGGCAACCGCAAACTTAGCAAGTTCAAGGCAGTGGGTAGGATTGATGGAATGGTAGCACTGACGATGGCGATGGGGGTGTCGAGCGCGACGCCCGAGAAGCCCAAGTCCTACCAAGCCTTTTTTGTTTGATGGGGAGGCAAGTTGTATGGGACTTCCCGTCGTTCGAATCAAGTACAGTGATGACCAGCCCCGAGATGAAGGTGGGCGCTGGACTGACGGCGGTGGGGGAGGGTCCGATGGCGGTACCGCGTCGATTTACTACGAAGTCGCACCCGACCCCAGCAACAAAGAGTTGACGACGCGCTGGAACAGCCTGACGGACATAGAGAAGATAGAAGTCAGTGATCGGGTTGCTGCCAAGATCACTCCTGAGGTACTGAAAACAGTCGGTGCTCTTGGGAATCAGCACTCACAATTTGGTGGCTATGCTGGAGCAACCAATCCGTCATTTGCCATCGACGTTCCTGGCTCGGCGTCAGATCGACTTGTGCCCGCTGCCAGCTTGCTCGGGTACGCGCTGAACCAAGACTCGATGATGGTTGTGAGCGACAGGCACTTCGAGAAAGCGGACCCTGTGGGCGTGGTTACGGTGCACTTGCCCAAGGAGTATTTGATTGGTGACGTTGCAAAGGCATACGACAAGCTCTGGACCTTGGAGCACGAGGGGCAGAAGTTAGTCGGCGGGCACTCGACAGCCAATGGTCAAATGAACATCTTGAACTTTTCGTCCCTGTCAAACGAAGATTTTGCCAAGCGCATTGACACGAAGCTTGGTGGGAAGTTCTCTGTTGATGTGCGAACCGCTTTCGTAGCTTTTCCACAGAAGGCTGACTATGGTGAAAATCTTTCCTCCTGGCACTCCCTTTCCAGCGGGCAACCCTCTGCGCTTGGGCGCGCAGATAGTCTTAGGAGCACGGCCACCAAAGAAATCGAAAACGAACTCACCGCCCACGGCAAAGCATTCGAAGGTGGTCAAGCTACCGAAAGGATAGGTCCTCTTCTTAAGGACTGGTACGAAGACGACCATCCCCGTGTCCCGGCAGGGAGCCCTGATGGTGGGGAGTTCACGTCTGGTGGCGGAAGTGTGGGGGGTGGGGGTGCTGATTCTTCATCTAGCAGTCACCTTGCTCGCGCCGAACTCTCTGGACTGCACTACGACAAGCCCAGCAAGACTTGGACGCGTGGTGACGGAAAGCCAGTGTCTGCGGAGACCGCAGCGCGATTGAAGCTCGCGGGGGTGAAGCCTGCCTATACCAACGTCGCGTTGAACCCTGATCCCGATGCCCCCTTACAAGCAAAGGGGCAGGATGTGAAGGGACGCACTCAATACATGTACTCCAAGGAGCACAGCGAACAGGCTGCGGCTGAGAAGTTCTCACGATTGGGTGATTTCAACAAAGTGCTTCCCGTGGCACGGGAAAGCTTGCGGGCAGAGATGAAGAACGCGAAGTTGCCATCGTCGCGAAGGGATGCGGCGGCGGCGCTGTCGTTGATCGCACAAACAGGCATTCGCGTGGGAAGTGATCGGGAGACGGGTGGTGATGTGAAAGCCTTCGGGGCAACCACACTTCTTGGTAAGCATGTGGTGCTGAGGTCGGGGGGAAGAATCGAGTTGGCTTTCCCGGGTAAGAGCGGGGTGCTGAACAAAGCCTCGACGACGGACCCCGATCTGCATCGGTACCTAAGTGCCAAGAAGATGCAACCTGGGCAGCGCATCTTTTCCACCAACGATGTGGGGGTGCGAGTGAGCATGCAGCGAGCAGCGGGCAGCGGTTTTTCTCCCAAGGACTTTCGGACTTGGACGGGCACTGCAATTGCGTTGAAAGAAGTAGCTAGGCAACCCATTCCTAGCAACAAGAGGGACCATGCCAAGCAACGCTTGTTGGTCGCGAAGGTGGTGGCAGAGAGGTTGAACAACACCCCCACCGTGGCGTTGAAGGCGTACATTGATCCCGCAGTCTTCAAGTCTTGGGGCGATGTCGGCGCACACCCCAAGGCCAGCGGTGAGTTGCTGTTCAAGTACAGCGACGATCAGCCTCGTGACGAGAGTGGGAGGTGGTCAGAGGAAGGCGGTGGTACTGGTGGAGGCTCTTCCTCGCCACAAGCAAAGCCCCCTACCCCCGAGCTTTTCAAGAATCCGACGCTGGTGTTTGGCATATCCGATTCTGGGCTCACACCTTTGATGTCAGAGTACCTCGCGAAGCACGGGCAGGAGTTCACTCCCGCGCCGCTGCCCACGAACATATCACCGGGGAAGCAGGGAGAGTGCTATCAGAATGCAACCTTGCTCATTGTGGGTCACCCCGAGTTGTCTTACGTGGAAGGCTACGGGGAAGTGAACGGGTTGCCGGGTCTGGTCTTTGCTCATGCTTGGGCAGTCGACAAGGAGGGCAAGGTTGTCGACCCGACATGGAAGTTCACAGAGAAGAACAGGTACTTTGGAGTCAAGTACAACAACGAGAAAATTTTGGCACTCTTCGTGAAGCAGAAGGTGTACGGAGTCCAGGGCAAGACCGACAAGCAGGCTAGGGCCTTTCTTTATTCCGAAGGCAAGGGTACAAGGAGTGACTGAGATGGTGCTTCCTGTCGTTCGTCTTCTTGGTACGTTGTCGTTGCGAAAGCGCCCCGTTGTTTCCGTACAGGCGAAGGTGAGTGCCGAGGAGGTTATCTCCACTCCCGGTCAACCAATAAATCCCGCAGAGCTTGCCTTACTGGAGCAGGCGTTGATGCGTGGGCATTCTCCAACCCCCACTGTGGGTGATGAAAAGGCCTCAAGGCGTCCTGTTGTCCGTCTCAAAGATTGGAACGAAGAAGCCCATCCTCGTGCCCCTGCAGGTGAAAGTGATGGTGGGCAGTTCACGTCTGGTGGAGGAGGTGGTGGTGATGGTGGTGCTTCTGCTGGGGCGACCGGTAGAGGTTCTTCTCTTCGTGACAAGCCCGCTTCTGCTTTCAAGAAGATCAATCCAGGGGGCAAAGATACCCTTGAGCAATTCTCTGATGGGAAGGGGAACTTCACGAAAGAGCGAGCGGCGCTGCATGAAGAAATCAATGCGCAATACATGAAGGGCACTTCCCGCGTTGACAACCCCACTGCGGTCATTCTTGGTGGAGGGCCGGGGACGGGTAAAAGCACTCTAGTTGCAATGGAGAAGATCGGGGTGGAGAACACTGTCCATGTCAACACTGACGATATCCGTGCAGGGTTGCCTGAGTTGAAAGAAGGGAAGCCCGCCGCATTCACTCACGAAGAAGCTAGCCACGCTGGAAAACTGCTGCAAAAGCAGGCCACTGATGGGGGTAGGAACCTTCTGCTCGACGGCACGGGAGATTCCTCTTTGGAAAAGCTCGGCGGCAAGGTGGCAGTGATGAGGGCTTCGGGGCACAAGATCGTGGCCGAGTACGTTACCACTTCAGTAGAGATAGCGCAGGCCCGCGCCGACGCTCGGGCACAGCGTACAGGGCGCATTGTTCCCCCAACCGTTTTGCGCGAGACGCATGCGGCGGTGTCCAGGGTTTTTCCAGAGGCGGTACGGCAGGGGCTCTTTGACACCGCGCGGCTGTGGGACGCATCCGGCCCCAAAGGAAGCAAGCCTGATCTTGTGATGAGTTCTGTAGGGAAAGTGGTGACGATCCACAACCAAGCGATGTGGGACAGATTCTTGGCGAAGGGCAAATCATGAGCTACCACTCCGGGGACGTTGAGCGATTGCTGATTGAGATTGAGACCGGCAAGACGCCTGCGATTCCAGACACCCCAGAGCTTGCAGCGCTTCGGGTGAAGTTGGCTGCGGAGTGCGCGGAAATTCGTGCTCGGGGCATGGGAGTGGAGATTCCTCAGGAGCTTCCATGAATCAGGACCAGATGAATTCGTTGATGGACGAGTTCTTCGCCACCAATTCCTACAACAGACAGGATGACTGGCGCAAGACGCCCGCCACCGACGACGACCCGGACGACGAGCCGGATGTTGTGACCAAGTACAGCGACGACCAACCTCGTGACGATCACGGACGCTGGTCGGATACAGGTGGAGGGGAAGGCACCTCACCTCCCGCAGGCATTGACTCCGTTGTTGGTGTGCAGTTGGGCCCGGACGGGACCAAGTATCCAAAAGCTCACTATGAAGAGATGAAGCGCGTTGCGAAAGAGGAACTGGTCAAGGCGGGCATGGAAGGACAGATTGTTGAGTTTCGTACTGGTCCCGGGGAAGAGATTCCAGGTCTTCCTGGGTTTCGAGAAGCAGGGCACTTTAGGGCAGGAGTTCGTGGGACTGGCATCATCCAAATCAATCTCGATGAAATTGGCGGAACAGCGGACGGAGTCATTTCGCCGGGACTGAGGCAGCTTGTCCGTCACGAGGCTTCTCATTCCAGGTTTGATTACGCTTTGACGAGGGGACCGTTGGTAGATTCCGGGGATACAGAAGTCGGGCGCTTCCTTCGTGAAAACGAAGCCCGGCTAGAGAAAGAAGATGGAACGACAGCGTACTCTAAAGCTTGGTGGAAAAGAGCGGAAGACATTGGTGCCGGTCGTATCTCTGTGCATCCTTCTGTTCTCTACAGGCGGCAAGCTGTGAATGAGTCCTTGGCGGAGATGCACGCGCAGTACCCATTCATTTCTTTTGCTCCTCCCACCTATCGCAAACTCGATGCTCTTGTGGAGGCAGCATGGGCAAAACGCAAGATCCCGGCTTGATTGACCTTCCCGATGGCGGCACTGCTGCCTACCTCGATAAGAACCTGGAACTCACAGACAAAGCGTCTGCCCTCTATGTGCGCGTCCTCTACCCGGACGGGCGATCTGTGTTTGGAGTTGCAGTCAACAAGGAACCCACATCATGAACAACTCGTCCGATTCAATCGAGCGTGCCTACTCAACGATGGAGATCAAGGCCGCTGCAAGCCGTGGTGGCAAGCGCGTCTTCCAAGGCATCGCCAGTACCCCCACCACGGACCATGATGGTGACATCATGGAACCGAAGGGCGCGGTGTTTGATCTGCCAATGCCCATGCTGTGGCATCACGACGCCAAGGCGCCCATCGGTTGGATCACCTCTGCGCAGGCCACCGACAAGGGCATCGAGGTTACGGGCGAAGTCGCTCAACTCGATACTCCCGGCACGTTGAAGGACCGGCTTGACGAGGCGTGGCAGTCCCTGCAATTGAAGCTGGTACGGGGACTGTCCATCGGCTTCAAGGGCATTGAGTCCATGAACATCAAAGGTACGGCTGGCCTCCACTACAAAAAGTGGAAGTGGCTGGAGTTGAGTGCGGTGACGATCCCCTCAAACATGGAAGCCAACATTTCGGCGGTCAAGTCGCTTGACTTGGAGCACCTGCCCCCGCCGCCCCCGCTTCGCATCTTGCCTCTCGGCAAGCGTGTGGAGAAAGCCAAGAGCCGTCCCGTTGTTCGGCTTTTGACGAAGTAAGACCTCTCCCAAATCTAGATCGTCGATTGACGCCCTTACTGCTCGCCGCGTCTGGCGAAGCGCAGCAGAGGTGTTCTTGTGCGGTGATCTTGACACTTGCCCGGCGTTTCGGGCGCAACTTTTGCAACCTGAAACTTTTGGAGCTTTGAATCATGAAGAAAACCATCTCGGAACAGATCGCCGCATTCGTGGCGAAGCAGACGCTCAACGAAACTCGCATGCTCGAAATCATGGACGCGAGCGGTGAGCAGGGCACGACGCTGGATGAGACCCAGCGTGAAGAGTACGACACGCTGCGTGCGGAAAACGAGTCCATCGCCGATCACGTGACGCGGTTGAAAGACCACGAAGCGTTGATGGCCAAGGGTGCGACCGCTGTCAACAAGGCCACCGATGGCGCCAGCGGTGCCGCTATCCGCACCGGAGCGGTGATTTCGGTGTCCTCGAACCTTCCCAAGGCCACCGCGTTCACGCGGTACGCCATGGCGCTGGCCCGCAGCAAGGGCAACCTCATGCAGGCGGTGGAGTTGTCGAAGCAGTGGCGCGATTCGACCCCCCAGGTCGAAAACGTGCTGAAGGCAGCAGTGGCCTCCGGCGACACGACCAGTTCCAACTGGGCGGTCGAGTTGGCGGATTACACCTACATGGCGAGCGAGTTCATCGACCTGCTGCGCCCCGCGACGATCATCGGCCGCATCCAGGGCTTCCGTCGCGTGCCGTTCCTGATCCGTATGCCCGCAACGGCGGCAGGGGTCAGCGCTGCATGGGTCGGTCAAGGGCTGGGCAAGCCGCTGAGTTCCATGGACTTCGATACGGTGACCTTGGCGCAAAACAAGATTTCCTGCATCGTCGTTCTGACGGAAGAGTTGGTCCGGTTCTCGAATCCCGCCGCCGAGGCAGTGGTTCGTCAGGACATGATCGACGCGATCAGTCAGTACATGGACCAGCAGTTCATCGATCCCACGGTGACGGTATCGGGTACGGTTCGTCCGGCCAGCATCACCAACGGCGCCAGCAGCAACACAACGACGGGCAGCACCATCGCCCAGATCACGACCGACGTGGGGGTTGTGCTGGGCAAGTTCATCACCAACAACATCACGCTGAAGGCTGGCGTGTGGGTGATGCACCCGAGGACTGCGTTGTATCTCTCGATGCTGCGCACGGCGCAAGACGTGTTCGCTTTCCCGACCATCAACATGAACGGGGGCGCGTTCTACGGCATGCCTGTGATCACCAGCGCGAATGTGCCCATTGACACGGGCGCCGACACCTACATCATCCTGATGGATGCGTCGGAGATCTTCCTGGCCGATGATGGTGGTGTGACTCTGGATGTCAGCCGTGAGGCGTCGCTCAACATGGTGAATACGTCGGATGCGAAGGACACTCCGGCAACCATGGTCAGCTTGTGGCAGCACAACTTGGTCGGTCTGCGTGCCGAGCGCTTCATCACCTACAAGCGTCGGCGCACGGGCGCGGTGGCGTATGTGAAAGATGTGACTTTTTAGTTCAAGGATGTAAGTTAGGTCCAATACTGCTACTTTTTCAAGCAGTCCGCCCCGAATTCGTGCATAACGGGTTCGGGGCGCCTTCGCCCCGCTTTTGAAGGGGCATCAATTGAAGTGGGTTGCCCGACCAGCAATCCTTGTCCGGTGTTTCTCCTCCAGGGGTTCTTCGGGACCCCTTTTCTGTGCCCTGAGGCCTGTGGGCTTTGCTTGCGGCTGGCCCGCGAGCGCTTCACCGCCCCAGGGCACTTTTTTCTTAAGGACAGATCACATGACCCAGAACCGTGTTCACCTCCGTGCAGAAGCGCGTCAGCTTCGAGACGGAAAGCCTGTCTATCGTGGAGACCCATTCACTGCCTCACCTGAAGAGGCTGCTGATCTGGTTTCCCTCAACTTCGCTTCTGTTGTCGACCACAGCGTCGACAAGGAAGAAGAAGTAGCACCCCCCACTGTTTCCAGAAAACCAAAGCTCCGCAAGAAGGTCATCTCAGCAGATGATGACGTAAGTACCCCTGGAAGGTACGGTCGCCGCGACCTGCGCGCAGACGAGTAACGGCTGAGGACACCGGCGTGGGAAAGCTGCTCATCGTGCTTGCTGTTCTTTCAGCACTCGCCGTGATCGGTTACCTTGCGGGGTGTGCGGCTGCGGAGCGTTGGCTCACTCTGCGCGAGTGGCTGGGGCCTTGGTAAAGACACGAGGCGACAAGTGCTGCGCATCGTCCGTGTCAAGTACAGCGAAGACCAGCCCCGTGCCCCGGCAGGGGGAAGCGACGGTGGGCAGTTCACCTCTGGCGGAGGAGGTGGCGGTGGCAGTGATGCGGTGTCTGGCCTACCCACATCCGTTACGCTTGCGCACGCATCGCTTGAGCCTGTTCGTACAGCGCTTGCTCGCGGGGCTTTTACGATGACCGCAGTAAAGACGCGGGATGACACGTATGAAGTCACGATTTTGCCCAACGACATCCCGGCAACTTGGGTGACGACAGCGCGAGGTCAGGTGTTTGACCCAAAGTTTTTTACCGTGGACCCAGACTTTGGAAGGGCCATGCCTTTGGATCGCGCCCAGCTTGACCCCCCACAAGGAAGGGAGGAAGGGTTTTTATTTCGCGGCATGAGTCATGAAGAGTACCAAAAGGCTGCCGTTGATGGTTATGTGCAGTCACGTGGTTCCTATAACCTGGGTGGGGATCAGGAGGGGTTAACGTACTTTTCGAAATCTAAGGATCAGGCTGCGGCCTACGCATCGGGCTTCGCCCCCTGGGAGTTCAAGCCCACTGTGACGCGCCCAGCGATGATCGTAAAGATCAAGGACCCCGGTGGACACGTTGCAGTAGCTGGGACTGGTGCGGACGAGGTTGGATTGCGTGGTCGCATTCCTTTTGATCGCGTTGTCGGTGTGAGGATAGGACGCCCCGTTGCGTTTACTCCTGGCTGGCAAGAAATTCGAGAGGACCTTTGGGCAACTGGGAAAGATAAATTCAAGGCAGGCAGTTCCGTTGGCTTCAGTGCTAGCGTAGTTTGGTCTGATGAGAAACTAGGCACGCCTAAGACCTATGGTGCCCTCTTGCGTGAAGTCATAAATGAGAGGAGCAAGAAATGAAAGTGCCTTGGTTTCGTTCAAAGGCCGCTGTTTCCGCCCTCGGCGTCACTGGCTCCGCAGGGGCGCTCGTGCCCGCCTCCTCTTCCTCAACGTTCATGGGGTTTATCCGGGAGTCGTTCGCGGGGGCATGGCAGCGGAACGTGGTGGTGGACAACGACCGCAATCTCCTCGCCTTCAGCGCGGTGTATGCGTGTGTCACTCTCATCTCCAACGACATCAGCAAACTTCGGCTGAAGTTGATGGAGCAGAACGACAACGGTATCTGGACCGAAGTGCTCAACTCCCCTGCTTTTCTTCCGGTGCTGCGCAAACCGAACCACTACCAGAACCGTATCCAGTTTCTTTGCAGTTGGATCATGAGCAAGTTGATCCACGGAAACGCCTATGTGCTCAAGCAGCGAGATGCACGGCAGGTTGTGACGGCGCTGTATGTTCTTGATCCCCGATTGGTAGTGCCGATGGTGGCGCTGGATGGCTCGGTCTTCTATCAACTCAGCGTGGATCGGATTTCCGAGTTGGAGTTGGCAGCGACTGTTCCAGCAAGCGAAATCATTCATGACCGTATGCCTGCGCTGTGGCACCCTCTGATTGGTGTGAGTCCAATCTATGCTTGCGGTAGCAGTGCGACGCAGGGCATTCGCATTCAAGCGAACAGTGCTGCGTTCTTCGAGAACATGAGCCGTCCAAGCGGTGTGCTGACGGCGCCGGGGGTGATTCAAGATGCGACGGCGGAACGCTTGAAGAAGGCGTTTGAGGAGAACTTCTCAGGGACCGGCATCGGAAAGCTCGCCGTGCTAGGGGATGGGCTCAAGTATGAGGCGATGACCATTCCCGCTGCTGACGCGCAACTGATCGAGCAGTTGAAGTGGACGGTGGAGGATGTGGCGAGATGCTTTCACGTGCCCTTGCACATGATCGGGAGCGCCAATCCCACGTTCGCAAATATCGGCACCCTCAACCAAGCCTACTACACCCAAACGCTTCAAACGTTGATTGAGTCGTTAGAGATTGCGATGGATGAGGGGCTTGCTCTTCCTCCCTACTACGGCATTGAGCTAGACCTTGACGCACTCTTGCGCATGGACATGGCTTCACGCTTCGCCACTTGGGGCTCT